TGGGTCTAGTTTATCGTATGCAACATCACCTTTGGTTTTGAAGTTAGATAAATCTGATACCATTTTTTCTAAAGCCACTTCTTATCTCCTATGAACTTAATGCTAAGTCACCAACCTTGTTTGTTAGTCTATTCATTAATGTTGAGTTTTGTTTAATTAATTCTTTTAGTAAGTTATTACTCTCTCTACCACCGAACTGAGTTCCAGCTATTGACTCACCTTTGTGTACCACAGCCATACCGGTTTCTCTTACCACACCACCAGTTTGGGCTTTTGGTATTATGTTCATCTTTTGTGCACCCTTCATCGCGAGGAATCCAGTGGCTCCAGCTGCTGCACCAATCAACCCACCTGTCAATGCACCACCAGCCATAGCAGAAGTGGCCGCACCGAGTGTTATCATACCTATAATAGCCCCCAACACAGCACCTATACCTACAAATTTTCCGAAACTAGAAAGTAATTGCATATTTTGGTCACTAATCAAAGATGTAACTTTTTCTTGACCGGCAGCTAACTTAGATAATTCTGAAACTTCTAATCCTACCGCATCTGCTAATGCTTTTCTCTGTATAACATTCATTCTACTAAGAGCTTCTGCACCACCAACTTGGTTCTTAACCTCAGCCAATACTCCTTCTAAATCACCCTCTATAGCTAATTGTCTAGCTCTATCTAAGTTAAGTTGTCTTCCTAACATGACAGAAGCTTCCATCTGTTTTTCTATTGAAGTTTCAAAGTCTAATATACTTTCAGCTATCTTATCAACAGCGCTTAAATTTAATCCTAATTTTCTAGCTTCTATAGCGGCTCGAGCTAAATTCTTCCCACCTTCCATTGAAAATTTAGCAAAAGTTTCTGTGCTTTCTGCCATATCATTTAAGACATCAGCAGGCGCTACTCTTTCTGCTCTAGCTAAGTTACCAACAGTTTCTAACGTATTTAAATTGGTTTCTAAAGATGCACCATTTAGAACAGACATCTGTTTTGTAAGTCTACCTAAATTTTCTCCACCTATACCAAACTGAGCAGTTATCGAAGCAGCCTGTTTAGCAACACGAGGTGTTACTGCACCTAAACTACCGAACTCTCTATTTAAAGCTGTAACTGCTTGAGCCGCTTGTTCTGTATCACCACCAAGTAAAAAAGCCTGAAAGGAAGCTAATTTCATATTACCTGCTAATCTAGCAGATTCACCAACACTAGTACCTAATTCTTTTCTTACCTCTTTAGCTTGCATTATGAAAGAGCCTACTGCTGCTAATACACCAGCAAAACTTAATGTTTCTTCAATATCAAATCCAAGAAGTGATTGTGTAACAGAATCAAATCCTTCTTTTAGTTTTGCGCTGGTTTTAACGGTATCTTCTAAATCTTTTCCACTATCAGCAACTGTTTTTCCAAATTTATTAGCAATATCGTCTAAATCACCATAATTTTCAGCAAGACGACTTGTTAGTTCAACATTATCTATCTGTCCTTTAGCAAATTGTTCCACATGTTGTAAAATTTTCTGTGCGTCTTCTTGTTCTTTTTTAGTTCCTTTTTCTGATAACTTACCTAAACTTAAAAGCTCTTTCTCAACACCTTTTTGTTTTAATAATTTTCCTACAACACTGTCTTGTATAGAATCTATTTTCTTTTCAATATCTAAACCACGCGATTGAAACTGAAGTTGTTCTTTTTTTAATTTGTTCTTATCAACAGCACTCTTAAAACCTTTTTCTTCTAGTTTAACAATATCTTCTAAATTTTGCTTTATACCTTTTAACGTTCTAAAATCATCAGATGTATATTTTTTATCATCAGCCATTGCTATCTCTTATCTAACCTCTTCTCAAGTTCTCTAAAACTGTCTGCTAAATCTTCTAAGTTTTTATTGAGTTTAGGATCTTTCTTCAGTAAATCTTTAGCAAATTTATTAAGCTTTTTGTTTTTCCATTTCTCAAAGAATTTGTAAATTAAACCTTCTCTACCAGCCATTTTGGTTCTCCATTAGATTATTTTTGTGTGGAATTATTCAATAATAAATATCACATTTATCATTTTTTATAAGATGGAATAGATGATTTGTTACTTTGTTGAGCTTTCTTGACCTCTTCAGCTTCATCCTTAAAATGTTTTTGTAGTCTCTTAAAGTAGAATGTACGGAGATATATAGGCATGTTGTATACCTCTGAAAAAGAAAACATACCTTGTGAGTTAAAACTTATTTGAAAGAGTTGTTCGTGTAGTTGTGGTTTATAATCCAAGGGTAGGCCAAAGAAACGTAACGGTCATCGGGACCGTAAACTCCTTTTCGTTACCTTCATTATCCGTATATGTTGATGTCATATCTACATCTGGTTGAATTTCTGCTACATAACTTCTGAAAGCGATTGAATCTCTTGATAAAAATTCATTGTCTACAAACGAATTAATACTAGCTCTTTTAGTGTCACCATCTATAGAAATAATACTATGTTTTAATCTTGTGGTTAATTCGTAACCGATACCATCAATTTTTTCATAACCTCTAACTTCTTCAGCTATAGTTTTTTCATCACCGGATGTAAGCAGTTTAAATGTCAATTTTCTTTTCGTTGCAGGCAATTCAAATTCAAATTCGTTAGAACCTTTTGATGTTATACTCTCATCTAATGGAATATCTTTCAATGTGGTCAAATCAACCTCTATCTTTCTACCATCTATCTCTACCTCATATTCTTTACCATATGCAAGTATTCTTGATGCGATTAAAATACTATTCTTATCACCAATCAGTAAATCATCTACCTTAATTGATTTATCCACTATAAGTGACTCTAATAACTTCTCTACAACCACACCTTTTTTGATAAGGTTAGCAGATGTTAGAATATCCTCTTCTCTTGCCGTCATGTATTTGATTTCTATTTTACCAGATGATAGGGGACTACCTTCTGGATATAGTAAACCCTTAGACGGCAAATCCACTACTTCTGTAGGGAATTTGACTTCAGCCATATTTGACTCCTATGATTTAGTTTTGAACTATAACTATTTTTTACCGAACTTCTCAGCCGCTGTAACACCAAGTCCAACTACTGAAATGTACATAAAACATTCCAATATCTTGTCCTTGACCTCAAATGTAGAAAAGGTATCAGCACCCCAACTACAAATCAGCATAAAGAAAGCCATAAAACCGACAAATCTTTTACTAGAGATTTTAGCATCACTAGAAAGCATTTCTCTTAAAAAACTCATATTATCCTCTTAGAATTGTAAGATAGCGTAATCGTATCTTAGTGTTAATGTAATCTCATTAGGTTCATTGGTTTCAAAGTTCATGTCACCAAAGTTAGCAGATTGAATCATAGAACCTTTTAGTGTCCATTCTTCTACTTTATCTCCTACAGGACCCAATACGTTGAAAGTAACATCTTTCTTGTAAAAGTCTGAGTATCCATCTCTACCTGTAACAGATTCTTTGTGTAAACGAACCCACTCCATAACTGCCTGTGCACCTGATGGTACAATAGGATCGTAAAGAGTGATTTCCAATGGTTCCCAAGAACCTTTTCCTTTAACATATCTTTTAACGTTGATATGATTTAATTCTATTTCTTCGAATGTAATAGTTGGTCGAGCAGCAGCTCTAATAAGGTATGCAGGGATTCCTTCTATGTACATAATAAACCGATTCTTAACTTTCGGTTCAAAGGGTGTAAACATAATTTCTGAAGGATCGATTATATCTGCCATTTCAGTTCTCCTAATAAGTGTTTAATTCTTTCATATATAAATATAAACAAACTGAAAAATCGATACAGAATATTGAGTTATTATTTCATAGTTTTTTCATAGTTTTTTGATATAATAAAAAAGGGGAACTATTGTTCCCCTCTTCTATTGTTTTACACCTCCTTATTATTCAGGAAATGCAGCACCCGTTGGAAGTACTGAGAAGTCTAATACAATAAACTCAGCAGTCCTTGTAGGTTGTATGAATATCTGTCCAACCAACTGATTTCTGTCTATGACATCAGGTGTATTGTTAGAATCATCCATTACAACTTTGAATGCACTCAAACCACTATTGGATTGAACTGATTCTAAGAACGGATTAACTATATTTAAGAATCTACTTCTTGTAGAACTATCATTCTGTTCGAATACTAAGAATCTACTTGAGGAAGCAATAAACTTCTTCAATCTGATTAATAATCTTCTTACATTGATTCTATCAAGAGCAGATGGTCTAGCCTGTAATGTCTTCTGTCCGAAAACAACTACACCTTGACCTGGAAAGGATGCGATAGGATTAACTCTACCTTCATAAAGCGTATCTCTGTCTGTATGAGTAAGTTTCTTCTGAGTCATACGAACATTTGTTAATCCACCTCTGTTTAGTCCAGCAGGAGCAAACCATTCGTGAGCTACACTATCTGTGAAAGCAATTACGCCTGGTATTACTACCGATGGTGGTACTAATACTGTACCTGAACCTTTTGAAATATCATCCATTTTAACCCAAGGGTAATAAGTAGCTACATAATTAGTATCTAAACTAGCCACATTATTTACTGCTGTAGCGACATTATCATCAATATCAGAACCATCCATTACATAGAAAGCATCAGCTCTAGCTTCTACCTTGTCTATAGCGTGGTTACTGATAATGTTATGATGTTTATGAATAATACCTGGAGTTACCAACATATTAATATCATACTCATCAGGATTACTAACAGCGTTTATAGCTCTTTTGTAAGCTATAGAACCACTAGCAGTAGCACTACTAATATCAAATCCACTTGTGTTAGCAGAACTAATTGATGTACCAGTATGTTTTGGGTGTGACGGATTAATACCATCAAAACCATGTTGAAATGGTACAGCAAACTTCAACTGTTGAGTTGAAGATGATATATTTAGATTTTGAGTTGATATAGCAAAATTAGTATATTTGCTTGATTCAGAACTACCAGCTGCTCCAAATCCCTTCATATTTGTAAGAAGAAAGTCAACGTTACTTCCTGCATTCTCACTCTTAGGAATAGGAGATAAGTAAGCTTTGTTATCAGCTAATTCGTTTTCACCAAAACGAGGGTCTATCTTAAATCCGTATGGTAAGTCCTCTTTATATGTATTAGAATCTACAGTTGGAATTACCTGACTACGATTAAAAGATGCAGTCGGTACACTTGCAGTAGATTTAATTGGGTCTAATACAGCAGAATATCCCATTGGCTGTAAATTAGGATTACTTTCAAATGTACTTTCTTTGTAATCACCAACTCTAATGTGTCTTGAAGCATTAGGATAATCACCATAAACAGTGATTTCACCATCGTTATTTACAGTTTGAAACTCATCTCCAATTACCTTAACTATATAGTTACCCGAAGTTGGATCTAAGTTTAAATTACTGTAAGTTTCAACAAGACTTCCATCTGCAGTGTAAACTGCTAAACCAAACTCAGCATAATCTGGACTTGAGTTAGAGTTTTGTGGTCTTTTTACATCACGAATTACTGCGTAATGATTATTAGTTTCAGTACCATCAGCTCTCGTGTATATTCTAAATAATTCAGTAGAATCTTGGGATACGATAAATGGTGTTCTTGCAGAAGCTGCATCTGAGTTACCTGAAATAGTACTAATATAGTTACCATCTGAAGTATCTACAGATTCAGTTCCACTAGCAAAATCAATTCCATTATCAGCAAAGTTTTCTATGGACATTGAAGCGTTAGCAGTAAGAGTACCATTTGAAAAAGAGGCACTTAATGCAGTTCTAAAAAACTTATACATATACGCTGGTGCATCTGTTGAACCTATCTTTTGAGCACCAGGAGCAGTAGGAAATTGCTTTCCAATAAAATTAGAGGAAGCACTTGATAAATCACCTGTAGCTGAACCTTTTTCTGATAATGTCAAATTTGAAACACTAGCAGTTGCATTAGCTCCGTTAATCTTCAAAGCAAAGTTACTAGCTTCTGAGGTAGGATCTCCTGACAAAGAACCACTTATTAGTCCCTCACCACTATTATTTGGTTCTGCTGGTAAAAATTGAGCTACAACAAACTTTGTTGCGCCCGAACCACTAACTACTAAATTGAAGCCCGATACCTTGTATCCACCAAGATATCCTACTTTTACTATTGTTACAGTTCCAGCACTATCTAAGTAGTTCTTAACTGTAAAGGGTGTGTAATAATCACTATTGTAAGTTCCAAAAATACTTTCAAATTCCTCAAAGTTTCTGACTACTGTTGGTACGAATGAAGGACCTTTTACTGTCGGTCCTACAATAGCTGCACCTATTTCAGATACTCCTTGAGGTAAAAAAGATAAATCTCTCTCACGAGTGAATACACCTGGACTGACTATTCTCTCTGCCATGTGTTTTCTCCTTTAAAGGTTTAAAAAATTAATATGAAAATTCATTATATATAAATATAAAGAAAATTTTCAAAATACAACCGATTAAGGATTTATTTAAGATTCTTCTACTTCTTCAGCAACTTCTTCTTTAGGCGCCGGTGTAAATACTCCAGTTTGTGGGTCTAATTGACCAGGACCGTACTTTTCATTCAACTCTTCAACTAACTTACGTTCATTGTCTTGAATATCCTTATAATCAGCATCCATTTTTACTTCAGCTTCTT